GCCAGCTTCAAATGAAATTAGATCTTCACCCATGCTGTGTTTTTTCGTACCCCATTCTCCGTCCGGATCTCCGCCCTGTGTAAAGATTACGATTGCTTTTTGGAACCACTTTTCGAGGCCGTAAGCAGTTTCCGCTTCCTGGTCATTGAAGTTATACCTTGTGCGAACCGATCCGCTGCCAGATCCAATATGGGATTTTAGTGAGGCATCGATTGAACTTCCGCCCGCATATCGTTGAACCCTCACGCTGTAAGGATGATTAGGCAGTACTTCTTTGAGTGCAGCACGAATGATTTTCGCTTCGTCGGTTAAAGAAACCTCATATACGAATTCCGCTCCGTCCCGTTGTTGCCTCCACTCAGGTAGCTCACGTTTGGTCCCTAATTCTTTGGTTAGGTTAATAATTTTTTGTGATGGGAAGTAAGTTATCATTTGGTTCTTTCTATTTGGTTAAGAACCACCTTAATGGGTACCCATATAAAAGTCAACTACTAAATGGGACTTACCTTACTTTCCACTGGCTTGGCGCTGTCATTGAGAACGGAACAACAGTCGGAGCTTTCCTTGCAGCATCAACTATCAACTCAGTGACTCCCCAAACCAATGCGTCCAACCTGTCAGGTGAAACTGCGTGATCCGGTATCCAAGAACACAACTGATCCTCAAGTTGAGCATGGAACCCCAAATGATGGACACGTCCCTGTTCATACAAAGCAGCGACCGGCTCAGCCCTCGTTCTCTTACCTTTAGAAGCATGCACCATTTTTATAGGTACGTTTGGGTCAACAGTCCGAATTGTGTGCGAAACCATATCTCCACCCTGGTTAGCTTCCGCAACAATACGATCCGCTTTATTCGCATGATAAGCACTTACAACTGAGGTCCCCCAGTCGTTCGGTGTCCCTCTTACCGATCGGTCATCCAAAACGTAAGCATGTCCATCTTCCCCCAAACCGACTACAACAATTCCCGTTTCAGCATTTTCAGCTTTACTTCCAGCCGCCGGATCGACTGCGACCACAATACGCACCATTTCAGGAGGTTGGCTGACTCTCAAGCTCTCTAAAGTATCTCTACTCCACAAAGCTCCTTCAACATCATCTAACATTTCAGCATAAAGTTCTTGCTGACCTAACCTTGTGCCTTCATACCTGGCAGTAACTTCAGTTAAAAAAGATGGTGCAAGGTTTGACTCATTGTCGAAAGTTGAACCACGGGTAGCAAAAACGCTGCCGTCAGACTGCGCCAGTAGCCTTTTTATTATTGGTATAGGTTTCGGTGTTGTTGTTGCTATAACCCTAGGGAAATCGCCAATACGTAGACCGAACATCAACATATCCCATGCTTCGGGATATCTCCATGCTGCAAGTTCATCGGCCCAAGCTAAATCATGGTTAGGTCCACGTAATCGGTCTGGTTCATCCGCTGTGAAGGCTGAAGCTACAGCGCCGTTGTGGAATGTAATCCTTCTTTTGGATGGTTCATACCTAGGTCGTTGGTGTTTCGGGTAGATCCCCAGTAGACCTGACTCACCTTCAATCATGGTATCCCTTACATCAGCGGCGGTAGGTCCAACCAACGCAATGTGTTTAGCTTTACCAAGCTCGACCTGTTCCCTAATAAACTCAGCGCCAGTCCTGGTTTTGCCCCAACCTCGACCCGCAAGGATAAGCCACACTCTCCAGTTATCTTCGGGCGTTTCTTGAGATGGCCGACGAAAAATACTCCATGAACCAAATAAGTTTTCTCGTTCTTCTTCACCTAGCTTGTCTATAACTTCCATCCGGTTCTCATAGGTCATGACCCTAAGGCACTCCCACAACGAAGCTTCAGTCCTTGACATCTATAACCTTGTCCTCTTCATCCCCTTGGAGGAGAGAATTAGCTAGCCGAGTAGACCCTGGCATAACCTCTTCCATCGTTTTTCGTAAGACTTCACCGATATCAGTAACTATTGGGCCTCCATCCAACCCAGTGACCTCTAGTTGTTTCGGAGCGTCTAACCCAAGTAGTCCTCTTTTCTTGTCTGACAATCTCCCCGCCCCAAAGATGGCAGTCTGAACATCTTGAGAATACGTTGACTGACGCTGGACATTTCCATCCTTGTCTACTACCTCTTGAAGGCACTCCCGTTCCGCTGCAACCAATTGCTGCATCGAAGAAAGCCACAGCCGTTCCAACCTTTCATTCTCAAACTGTCGAGCTTCCGAAACTTCTTCAGTGCTCCACCACTTCAAAGCTGCTCTGTACGCTTCGAATGCTCCTGAACGTGAGTTGTAGCCAACTTGTTCTGCAATACTGTCGAAAGTAAAGCCAAGAACCCGCAATCTTAGGACTTCGCGGTATTTCGCTGCTGTTTCCGGTGTGAGGTTTGTCGGTCGTGGTCCCATATTTGTTCAGAGCTTAGTGTTCAGAGAGGTCTGACGCATCCTCATCCCTATAAACACCTCCATAAACTACGCGTTTATCGACTAATTTGAATTGTGTGTATGGGTTTTTTTCGGGTGGTTTGTAGTTGGGATCTTTTATTAAAGGACGTTTTCTCCACTTGTCGTAGTTGACCCAGTGATGCCATCTCCCGTAGCGTTTCATCAGTCTTGCAACGTCAGGGTGGGTCTGTACTAGCATTTGTGATTTGAGGAAAGTTCCTTCTTCAGCGTAGAACGCTTCGGTGTTTCCTCCTTTCATTACTTGTGTCGCAAGTTTTCTTTGAAGGAATGCGTTGAACTCGATGGTTGTCCACCCACCTTTTAGACACATGATGCTTAAATCGGTGTCTTCGTTATATCTCCCACGCCAACGGTAGGGGAGAGAGTTTCTTATGAAGTTACATGAGTAGATTCTGCTGCCTGTTTGGAAAGGCCCTCTACCTCTGCGTACGTGCTGCATGTTTTCATATCTTGGGCCTGACATCGCAACATTTTTGTATCGGAGAGTAAAGTCTTCCATTGCGGCAAGAATTGTGCCGTCAGATACAGGCATTCTCGTGTTGTCTGTAGCTCGGCTCATGTAACAAATGTTGTCGTCCATTACCCAGTGCCAATCGAAACCGGCTTTAATTGCATGATCCCAAGCGAAGTTTCTTGCTGGGCCTGCTCCTTTAGATTTTTCTTCTCCTACATCATCTAACGTTTCATAATCTTTTTGGAACTGTGGATCAAGTGTAAGTATTTGTTCTTCAGTGAAGAACTGTCTGTAAGATTCATACTGATGTTCTTCAACCACTAATTTGTATGGCACCCCTATGCGGTCGAAATATCTAGGGAGTGTCGCCTCATCTGACCTAGATTTAGATGGAATATAGATAGGGAACTGAGGATTAGTCATTTACTCCTCTTCCTCATGGCTCCAGGATTTTCCGATATCACTTTGAACCAGACCATCGTGTTCAGGCCACCACAAGATTTTTTGTTTATGTACACCCAACATTTTAAAGAAATCGTCGGCGTTTTTTTCTGAAGCGAAGTGTACTACTGCTCTGAACGCTGCCATTTTGTCTTCTTGGTTGAACTCCGGCATATGAGTCCACTCGGCTTCGTGATCTGTAATGTCCATGGTCTGACCTTCGACTGACCGCATCAGATCATCGTAAGATTCAATCCCGAAACCAGTACCCAAGAGTCCTTCTTCGTTCAGAGTTAACGAAGTTAACAGTTCCCCTAATCTCACTTCGTCATACTGGCTGATATCGGATGTTCTATTATCAGCCAAAAGAATCTTTAAAGCTTGTTCATCATCACAATCCAGCCAATAGACCGGAACTGTCTCAAGTTCTAGCTGCTGTGCCGCTAAAAGCCTATGATTACCAGCGAGCACCATATTTGTTGATCTTTGAGCAACTAGTGTGCCCCACCACCCATTTGCCAGAATGCTTTTACTAATTTCCTCAACATTACCGACTCTAGGATTCTGAGGATGCAGTAAAAGTTCTGCTACTGATACCTGTTCAACCTCTGCGACTTGCGTATCTTTGCTCATCATCTCTCCTTAATTAGCAATAGTTCTGTTACGGCGATTTTGTCTCTCTTTGCGTCTTTCATTTTTTGTGTATCCGCCCCAAACCCCGAACAGTTCTTCGTTATCTAACGCAAACTCTAAACAATCAACAACCACAGGGCAGATCTGGCACAATTCTTTACCTATCGGTTTCAAACCCTTCTCAGGAAAAAACCACTCCAAAGGACTGTACTTACAGATTCGCCCCTCTCTTACCTTTTTGGGCAAAGGCTTAGCCATCTCATATGAGGTAGCACGCCAAGGCCTGCCATTCTCCATACTCACGTTTCGTAGCCTCTCATCTGTTCGATCTGATGTTTCGTAAAACTTAGAGAATTTGGATCTGCGATTGAAAGACTTCCATCTCTCATTTCTTTCAACTTTGCGGACACACAAACTTTGCATCGACACCCAACCGTAAATGCGTCGATTCCATGTAGCGGTTCCATCTCTAAAATTAGTAGCTGATAATTCCCTACAAACCATTAACAGAAACACTATTTTGTGTAATTTCTTCTTTTACAGGATCGTCCTTGAAACGCCCCATGTTCTGTTGGATTGTAACTTGATGTAACCCTGTCGCTTCCGCTAGTTCTCTATAGGTCTTCCCATGTAGTCTGAGTACTGAGAATAATTCACGGCGCTCTCTACCTAGCTGGGCGACTCTTTGTCTACACCTATCAATCTCATTTGTTTGCTCAATAACTTTGTCCATCAAGATTTTGACTTTCTGAATCTCTTCTTTGCTTTTAACCATCTTTAACCTCCTATGGCTGCTCTAACATTTGCCGAAATAGTTCTTAAAGACTCAATTTGGGTCCTTATCGAAATTAATCTTTGCTGATGTCCTTTTTCTTGGGCTTCTAGTAATTTCCATTCTCGAAATGCGTCGGAACTTCGCACTTGAGCCATCGATTCTTTTTGAGAAACCGTCCCGTCAACCATCTTTATCATCATCCGGTGATATTGATTTTTGTATTCAGCTTCAGCTTCTGCTCTTAACTCACTAATCTCAGCGAACTCTTCAACCGTTTTTTCCAAAAGACCCATCAGCCTTAACAGCATTGCTTCTACATCTGCTGGATACAGTGGTTCGTTCATCTCTCTTGGATCTCCAATCGCAAACCATCTAATTTCCCAACCTCTGGGGCATTGAAGGTCAAAGAGACTAAATGTTTAGGATTATCGTCCTCAATTACTCCAACATCAACGATCCCATCTATTGCCGCTTTCACAGCAGGGAAACAAGCCCCAACATCTTGCATAGAACGTCTGTTCGTCACTAGAGGAGTAGCTATTACTGCAATCTTGTCTAATCTAGGCAATTTTTTAGATTTAGTTAACCAACCGAAGGTTGTGCGCATCTCTTTAATTTTTTGTGCTCGTTCCATGTGGTGCCATCTCCTCTCAGCATTAGTGGTCCACGGCCTTTCACCATGTAACTCGATTACCCAACAGTTCATCTTTAAATCTTAACATATTTATATTGCTACCGCTATTCTTGTTTGTTCTTTGTTAACTCATCAACCCTCTAAGGCAGTTACGGCAGCCCCACTCTTAAAACTCACCCCACACGTTTGGCATTGCAAATACCAGATTGGTTGAGAGAGCCGTGCCGGAGCCGGAACATGGTTAAGAATACGTATATGTGATGATTCACAACCAGGGCACTCTCTTATTGCGTAGCGCTGTTTAGTCTTTCGGCGTTTATGCCAATTTCCCCCTACCAGACTCGCTCCATACTGTTTACCTAATTGACCAACCTTAATTTTTCGCCAAGCAACAGTGTCTATATGTTCCCCGCTAGGCGCTTTTACTGCTATCTCTCGAAGTCCTGAACAGCCATTCACAGTTTCGATTGTTAAATCCACTTCCCATCCTGGCATCCCCAGATCATCTAACAACTCTGTGAAAGTCTCTCTATCAATTTCAGTCATTAGAATGGTTCCTCGTTTTTTTGATTGCGACCAGGTAAAGAAGCATGGTTATTAATTTCTACGTTGCGCGCTTTCTTAGCACCTGCTGTTGCGTTGACCCATTTCACAGAAAGCCCAACGTCCTCAGCCGTAATACTGACTTTCGATTTTTGTGTTCCATCAGTAGCGTTCCACGTTGCATAGTTCAACCGACCAAATACGTATACCCGGTCCCCTTTATGGAAAGATTCGGCACAATTCTCTGCTAATTCTCGCCAAACATCTACATCAAAAAAGTGTGCTTTGTCTTCCCCGTTTTGAGATTTCTGATTCCAAGCAATACCAAAGCTTGCAACTGCTAATCCTGTGTTTGTAAATCTAAGTTCAGGATCTCTAGTTAGATTTCCAACAACTGAAACTGTGTTATCAAATGCCATTTGATTCCTTAATGCTTAACCGAATCTTGCCAATCTGACAGATCGATTTATTTGTAACTTGTCAAGTTACCTTACAACACAAACTCTTTTGAGTCAATTGCCTTAAGGATTATTTGAATGGGTTCCCATATCTTATGGGTTGCAAACGGTACCGCTATAAGGTAATGTTGTGAATGAGAAGGAAATACAAACCAAACCATATGGGAAAGCTTTCAATGGGACACCTATTGGGCATTCTTTAACTACCTACATGTGAAAGGCAAAATGGCAAACTTAAACGAATTGCAAATGCAACCAATCCAAACGGCTGCAAACGCATTAAATAACCTTGCCGACGATCCAACACAAGATGAGATCGCTCTGGCAATTACTACAACAATAGACAACCTATCTGAGGTCATGGAAAGGCTAGAGATTTCAGACCGCACTGCGATCACTTTGTTAGATAAATGGAAGAAAGCACAAGACCACTTATCTATGGTTCATAGGACCCAAACGCAGACAATCGCTGAACGGTTACTTTCTAAGAATAACGGAACGTCTATTCCAATAGTAATCGATACTGAAGATGGAGAAATTATCTGCACACCTCGAATTAAAATTGGGAGAAAGATAGACATTACTCAACGTGAAGATGTTATGCGTGCAGTTGAACGTGCGACCGCAAATAAAGAGAACCGCTTAAATCCTGACGGCTCCGGGGAACTACTTGACTATGACACAGCGAAAGTTGTGCTTTTCAAAAAAGTATTCCGAATGGAACCTCGATGGACCGAAGCGAAAAAACTTAACATCAATCCAGACGATTACAGTAGCAAAAGTTTTTCTTACACTCTTGATATCCAGAAAGCAGCGAAACTATGAGCGATTTGCAGAACATTGAACCGCAAGCCATTACACGCACAAGTATCAATACTGACGAGCGGCGTTATGCACTTATGAAACAGCAGGCCCACGACATTGCTCAAGCAAAAATGAGTATCCCTGGAGAATACAGAGGTCAACTTGATGACATCATCTCAGCAGGAATAGCTGGGCTTACTTTCGGTTGGTCTTTGATGGAATCAATGAACAACTTTCACATCATCAAAGGCAAACCATCTATGACTTCTGCCTCAATGCTTGGCTTGGCTAGATCTGCGGGTCATTCAATCATCCTAGAGGAAGACGAAGGAGTAGCAAGAGCGATCGGAACCAGAGCAGACAACGGAGATACTTACACTTCTGTGTTTACATTAGAAGATGCTCGTCTTGCCGGTTTGCTAAAAAACAATACTTGGAAGCAATACCCCGCCAACATGCTGAGGTGGAGAGCGGTTAGCAACCTATGCAGGTTCTTGTTTACTGACATGTCACACGGGGTTCTCTATACTCCTGAAGAACTAGGGGCAAGTGTTGATGATTCAGAGAATCCAATTAGTTTCCCAGAGATGGTTACTTCTAAATCAGCGAAGCAACAACTTATCCAGCACTTTGGAGGAGGCACTCCTGGTGATGGCATTTATGAAGAAAGCTTAACAAAAGCTAGTGCCGCATGGGGTGATCGAAATCAACGCTCAATCTCTCGTGATGAACTAGACAACCTCTGTGTAATCGATGCTGAAATCGTAGAAGAACACGAAATCAAGGCAACCGAAGAACCAGTGGTATAAGGTAAAAGATCCACCGACACATTCCAGCCGGTGGATCTTATTAATTCCCGCCAAGGAAAGAGTGCTAACTTATGGAAGAGCATAACAGCAATTTACGGAGTGAACTAGGGCCTTTCGCAATTTTGCCTCGTTGGATATTGGATACCGAAATATCTCATGGGGCTGTGCGGTTGTACTGTGTCCTCGCTACCTACACAAATGAAAGCCAAGTGGCCTGGCCTAGCCGGGCAACACTTGCAAAGCGTTTGGATGCATCAACGAAATCTGTCAATAGGTACTTAAATGAACTTGACAAAATTGGTGCAGTCCAAATTGAACATCGGTTCACAGAAACACAAAGCGGAAACCGGATCAACAGAACAAATCTTTACACCTTAAAAGTGGTACCTCCAAAGACAGTTGAACCCTTGGGGGTAGTCCCACCTATGGGGCCACCTAGTGACAAGGTTGACCCTACGGGTAGTGTCATGGATGTCACCCAGAACTATAACCAAATAGAACTAGAACCAATGAACAAACAAAATGATCGGTTCGAAGAATTCTGGAAGGTTTACAAAAGGCCGCAGAACAAAAAGACAGCGAAGGAACAGTGGTCTAAAAAAATCAAATGTCCCCAATTAGCAGACCAGGTTATTGAGGCAGCGACACGCCAAGCAGCTAGCACTGAACAGAAATATATTCCTCATGCTTACAAATGGCTTAGGGATGAACGCTGGACTGATGAGGTATTAGCACTAAAAGGAACAAATATGACTTTGGATAGAATGCAACAGTATTCAATCGAGCGAGGACTGGTCGATGAATAGCCAGGAGAGAGACCAACGCCGTGTCGCCGTGGTATCCATCACAAAGCTGGCATTTGCGTTTAGCAAACAGCTAGAAGACCAGCAAATTGATATCTATATAG